TCGTCTGTCTCGACCTTGCAGACCAGAGAGGCATCGAAGCGGAACCAGGCGGCCTCGGTCACGGTATCCTTGTCAAGATTGTGATCTCCACACATGCCGAATACGGCGCAAACACCAGTACCGGGAGAAACAGCCATGTTGACTCTCGCCTCGAATATCAGGCCATTGCCGATGTCGAATGTCTTGTTGTCGCCGTGATAAAGAACGGCATCCTCGGCCTCGTTGTCCGCTGCCAAATGAAGAAGAAACTGACCGTTGGAAGAATCGGCAACGATAGCCTCGGTTGCTGTACCAACATCAACCACATTCCACTTTGTCGTTCCGTCGAAGGGGCCGCCGCCCGCTACACCAAGAAAATCCTCAATGTACTGAACGGGAAAACCCGTCATAAGCGTTTCGAAGGTTGAACCGTCATAGAAAACCTGACGGCCTGTGTTCTGCCAGTTGTACTCGCACTTTACTCTTCCCATCTTATTGACCTCACTTTGTCAGCACCCGCTTTAAGGGCAAGGTGGTTATTTGTGGGGAGAGCCGAAGCCCTCCCCGTGTAATCGTTACGCTACCGCCGTCGGGGGCTGTGACTGTTTGTACCGTGCACGGTCGAGAAGGTAGAGGACGTTGGCGATATTCCCGGCATCACCGCCCGCGAAGTCGGCCTGTATCCAGCTTCTACCGGATGTCAGAATGGCCGCAGGGATGTAAAACATCCACAGGCAGTTATTCCCGGCTGTCTCGCCGTCAAGGGTATGTGTCGCGGCGGCCGTCAGCGCTGTAATGGCATCGCTTGTCTGCGCCGTTATGTTCTTCCACCCGCCGAAAGTAGCGGCGATTGGGGTTGCCCCGGCAATGGCAAGAGCACTGGACGCACCCTCGTTTACGGTGAGAACAAGCTGGTTGGCGTCAACGGCATAATCCTCGTGAACGATGATCCAACAACCATCAGCCCCTTCGAGATTAACTGCATCGGAAGTTGCGGCAATAGCATTGGATGCCGCAGGCTCATGACCTTCTATAATCGGAAAAGTTTCGGGTGAAAACTTCATGGTGTTCCTCCTTCTTTGAGTATGCGGGGTATTTCTACCCCGCTATGTCTGCTCGTTATGCCCTTTCTGCAAGAGCCACGAAATGTGACAGCGTGTTGCTTGAACCGCCCTTGTACGGGGTCAATGCCGACGCTCTCCAGGGCTGGCCGTCCACCCGCATCACGAACCGGAAAACGCTTTCGTCGTAGTCGAATTTGACGTGGATGGACATTGCGGTTTCGACGCCGCCCTTCTCTGCCAGGATGTAGCCGCTCATGTCGGCAAAAATGATATCTCCGACATCACCGAGGGTCGGGCACTGTTCGATTGCGATCACCGGGCGACCGAAAAGGGTTGCGTAAGGCTGGCCGGAAAGTCCGCCTGCGGGCATGTAGATGGGAACGCCGCCGGTGCCTACCGCAAGGGACATTGTGAAAAGCTGTGGCTCGATGTCCTGATTGATGAGCCATACGGCGTTTGCTCTGCTCCGCGCAAACATCCGGGAGTACATTTTGACGATGTTTTCGGCTACAATGGTATCGGCTTTCTGGCCGGTTTCCTTTGCCACTGATACGAGACACCCGGCATTGAGGATACCAAGGGGCTGACCTGCGCCGGAGCCGTTAATAATGGCATCGTCGCGAAGGAAGCCAAACTCGCCAACGAAAGCCTGACGAATAAAGCCCTCAAGAGCAGCCGCATCCGTAATCAGTTCGTCGGTGGCGTAGCAGAGGCCGATCAGTTTGTGAAGGCTGAGTTCGATCTGCCGGAATTTCGGCTTGCTGGCCGTTTTCTGCGCAGCCTCATCCTTCCAGTAACCGACGATGCCGCCGTACCTGGTGCTGGCCCTGCTCGTCTCGTCAACGCCGTTGATCTTGATGCCGTTGGCATTGCCGGAAATCTGAATCTTGTCGCATCTCGCGGCAAGAAGGTCGGTCGCAGTGAGATCCTTTGCAAGCTGGTTAGCGAAGTCGGTCTGAACGAGGAAACCGCCTTCTGACGGCACTGTCTCGTTGAGGCCGGTTGCATTGTAGAGACGAGGGTCAACGTGTCCGCCGGACCTGCCTGCGTTGACGACGGCCATCATCTGTGCGCCGAGGGAAGGAAATTTCTCTTTCGTGGCCCTGTCGTCACCGACTACTATTTTGCCTTTTGCCACTGTTGCGGCGGGCTCGGGTTTGTCGAGCAGCGCGGTCATTCTTTCCTGCCGCTCAAGGGTGGCAACGATCTTCTGTGTTTCCTCGACAGCGTCAAGAATCTCATTCTTGAGGGCAAGCTCCGCCTCAGTTAGTTCGCGGCTCTCTGCGATGGCCTGAGCGTCGATGTCGGCTGATTTCTTCATCAGGTTTTTGATGTCTTCTTTGTAGGTGCCTATGGTCTTCATCCTGTTCTCCTTTCGTTTAATGTGATGGTGCCATTAACTCCGCCCGTGTCAGTAGGTCGGCAACGCGGTCTTTCTTCTTTGGTTCGGGTGCGGCAACATCCCGTTGATCCGCGACAGGGGCAACATCCCGTTGATCCCCCTTGAACCCGTCCGCGAGAATTGACTTTGCCTGTGCCTGAGTAAAGCCCACGTCCCGTAAGGCTTTCTCCGCTTCCCGTGCTGTAGGCGTCTGTTTGTTGCCGGAAAGGTTCTCCGGTATGTTCTTGAACTTGGCCTTTTGCATCGCGGGTATGAATTTCGCGCACGCGGCCATGTCCATTTGTTCGCTGATCTCGTCGATAAACCCCGCGTCTTTGGCTTCCTGTGCCGTCATCCACGTCTCGGCGTCGAGCAACGTCTGAATGTCGTCATCCGGTTTCCCGGTCTTCGAGGTGTAGGCCGTGACCAGGGACCCGGCTACCTTGTCGAGAAGGTCGGCCGTCTTTCTCATTTCGGTCGCATCTCCCATTGCAAAGCCCCAGGGGTTGTGGATCATGTAGAGCGCGTTTTCGGCCATGATGACACTATCTCCGGCCAGCGCGATAACCGACGCGATAGAGGCGGCAAGGCCGTCAATGTAGGTCGTGACGTTTGCCGGGTGCTGCTTGATGAGGTTGTAAATGGTAATCCCGTCGAAGACCTCACCGCCCGGTGAATTGATATGCAGGTCGATCTGTGATGCCTTGATACCGGCAAGCTCCTTCTGAAACGACTTTGCGGTAATTCCGCCGCCGGTCCAGAAATCCTCGCCGATCTGCTCGTATATCCAGATTTCGGCTTTATCTGCCTTATTGATTATTTCAAACCACTTTTTAGCCATTTTCTTTTCCCCCGCCTAATTCTTTATTCGGCTCCTGCTTCTCGCCTGCGAATTCCAAACTCTGCATATTGAGCGGGACGAGATGAATGTCGCCGCCTTCTATCGGGTCCATATCTTCGAGCGCCCGAACGTCATTGATGGAGTACACACCCCTGTCGAGCATTGCGCTGTAATGGGCCGTCTGCGCCGCCGTGTCGCCCTTGAGGACGCCTTTCATGTTGTGTTTGAAATAGTACCGGCCACGCCCGGACAACTGCCTGTCATATTTTGACAAGAGTTGCATGTCGTAATTTTGTTGGAGCAGTATGAGCCAAGGAAGGATGGAACCCTTATAGAATGACGCATCTTCTGACTCGATGTTATTGAACGATGATCGAGTGAGATCTTTCAGTTTGTGCGGGGGGAGGTTGAACCAGCGCGCGATGTCCGTCACGCCGAATTGCCTTGACTCAAGAAACTGGCTGTCGTTCGGTGGTATGTTGACCTTCTCGATCTTCATACCATCTTCGAGGAGCATGAGTCGATGTGATTGACCGAGGCCGCTGTAAGTCTCGGTAAGGGATTTTTTGAGATTGCTATGGCTTTCTGCGTTGAGCTTCGTCGGGTGTGATACGATTACGCCGGGGTGTGTCCCCTGCCCGAAATACGTCGCACCGAACGTCTCAAGCGCCATGCTTAGGCCGATGGATTTGCGCGCCATTGCGATAACCGAATAGCCCATAAAGCCGTCAAAGCTCGGCCCGGTGATGTGCAGGGTCTTTTCTCGCGGGAGATTGACTATCGACCCGTCTGGCATTGAAATCTGATAGACGGGAATGCCGCCGTCAGATAGAACGCTTACCCTGTTTGGAGTAATAGGCCATAATGCCCTTACTTCTCCCACGCCATCACGGACAATCTCGGCATACCCATTGCCCCAGGTGAGGACATGCGACATCAACACCTTGCGGAACATCATGGCGGTCATGTACTCATTGGCCTGATCGTGTAAGACGCGGTATGTGTAGCGGTCATCGGCAATCCGTCGGGTTTTCCCTTTGCTCTGCATGAGGTGTAAGGGGAGAAACGCCACAGTGTTGGATATCAGGTTAACGGCATCCCAAACAGCTGAATAGGTCAGCGCCGTATGTTCTGTGACATTTTCGCCGGAAAGAGACTGCGAACCGATGAGGTTCCAGAGCGAGGGATTCCACGCTTTCGGATCGGTAAGGCTGAGATTTAGGATGGAGGGACGCTTTTTAAGGGCGCTTAGTATCCCCATCACTTGCCCCGTCCACTGATAAACAGACCAAATGACATGAGGACCGCGCCCGCTGCAGCCCATCCAACCCAGGGCTTGAACAGATAAAGCCCGTAGCCCATCATAGCGAGCCCGCCGAAGACGAAGAGATCCCGAATGTCGAAAGCTAATTTTACGGTTGAAGATATACTTCTGAGGTTTTTACTTATCCATGTCCTGATACTCAATTCATGTCACCCGTCCTTGCGCAAGAAGCGGTGAAGCTGATAAGGACAGGTTACAAGGCTATTTGATTGATATCAAAGGCGGTTAGGGGGTTTTATGGTATCAAAAGCGTGACATAGATTTACAAAAGAGATACATGAAAGGACAGCGCGTAAAACTTATTATGAGTGCCATTCCTTTATTCC